AGGAAGGCTTAGGTACCCAAGGCGCATTTGCAACAGCAAGCTTATCAAATAGAGGTTTCACAAAATCATTCAATGAACATGGTCTTATAATGTGTATCGCAAGCATAAGAGCTGATCTCACATATAGTCAGGGCATAAATAGACATTTCTTACATCAAACTAGATATGATTACTTCTGGCCAACATTAGCCCACCTCGGAGAACAAGCAGTAACAAATAAAGAAATATACGCCCAAGGACTTTCAGCAGACGACGACGTATTTGGATATATTCCTAGGTATGACGAATATAGATTCAATCAATCAAGAATATCAGGATTATTTCAACCAGACGCGCCCAGTAGTCTCTCATCTTGGCATCTCTCTCAACAGTTCACATCATTACCAAGTCTGGGACAAACTTTCATCGAAGAAAATCCACCATTCGATAGAGTTGTACAAGTACCAACAGAACCACTATTCATTATAGACACATACTTTCAAGTAAAAGCGGCACGACCAATTCCAGTAAATGGCGTTCCCGGGATGATAGATCACTTCTAATGTTAAACAAATATATATACATACTATTCTTTAAGAACTTACAATTAAATATTGCACCTGCAATCGGTGCAGCATTAATCGGTGGCGGAGCATCACTAATAGGAGGATACCTAGGCTATAAAGGCCAAAAAGATACAAATCAAGCTAATGTAGCTATGTCTCGCGAACAAATGGCATGGTCAGCTAAAGAAGCAGCATTAAATAAACGATTTCAAACTCACGAAAGACTAGCAAAAGAAAAATACGACGAGCAAATGTCTAATACCGCGGTAACACGGCGCATGCAGGATTATAAAAACGCCGGTATAAATCCAATATTAGCAGCAAAATTCGACGCATCATCTCCAGCTAGTACTGCAATGCCGGGAGCAATGGGCCAATTGCCCGGACTACCTTCACGGCAATCAGCAATAGGAGCAGGATTACAAGGCGCAAGCAATGCAGCAAATACAGCATTATCAGTAATGAAAGGTGAACAAGAACTAAATATACTTAAAAAAGAGGTAAATATAAAAACTTATGAACAATATATAAAACAAGCTAACGAATTAAAATCTCGTATAGAGGCTTATATGAAATCTGGAGAATGGGCTTGGAAAAAAGAGGAATTCAATACAAAAGAGGAAATTTGGAGGACATTCAATAGAACACTAAGGCCATTGTCACATAAGCAAAAACAAGCAATATTTATCGGCATACCCGGTGCAATGTTAGCAATGTCATCAATAAAAAATTTCTTTGCATTACCAATTGGTAAACTAGCAAATATTGTAAAACGTATGTTAAAAATTAAACCAAAGGGTGTAACAGCAAACCCTGAACAATTCATAAGGTAAAAATATGTCATTCTATAGATACGACGAAAAAGGCAAACAAATTATTAGAAAAGTAGGCTTGGACTGTCAAAAAGCAATTGAAAACGGCGAAAGAGTATTAGTTGAGCAAAATCATAAAAAAAGTGTAGATATTAACTATATCGTAAAACAACATGCAGGAAATGCAGAATTAATAGCAAAAACTCAACAGTTAACGAACTTCAGATATGATAATGTAGACACGAACGATTTCCAAGAAATGATGAATCAAATGCTACACGCTAAAGAAACATTTGCTAATGTACCATCAGGAATACGAAAACAGTTTGACAACAACCCTGCTAAATTCATGGATTTTTGTCATAACCCAGAAAATACAGATAAATTGATCGAACTTGGCTTAGCCAATAAACCAGAAGAAACGATTCCTATTGAGGTAATCGTAAAAAATACGGAGGCTTCTCCCGTATCTGAAACTGGACAGTAAAACAGTATTAGGCCCCTCAAGTAGGGGCCTTCTTATATATAAAACTAAAGGGAAGTAAAATAACGCCATGAATCAAACAAAGGCAAAATCAATCTTCCCTGTCAACTAGCGGGCCATGGATGGCCCAAGATAAGGATTTCGGGAAAATCCGATAAAGCGCGAGTAGCGCAAAGCTCGTTAGAGGGATTGCTCTTAAATGCAATCATCCGCACATACTACCACTTGTTCTAATTGTGCGGACTGACACCAAACGTGTCATTCCAACAAAAAAAAATTATCAAGAAAAATCCATAAAAAGATTGCAAAAGCTTAAGAAACTATGCTATACTTAGTAAAACTAAGAGGAAAGAGCAAATGTTTATAGCAAATAGAAAAAAAACTGGATGTAAACAATATGTATTTGAGACCTTTTCAGAAATGTACCTTTACTTTCAAAAAAAATGGTATCAAGATGAAGTTATTGGTTATATGGAATTCAGTAATGAAACATCAAAATTAATAAATAAGTCAACATTCCGAGGTGGTTATAATGAAGAAACGATATAAAATGGGCAAACGTAGCAGCAGGAAAAATTTCCGTAAAGGCCAACGTATAAATAAAATGAACATCAAGCCCCGTCCTATGAGAGGCGGTACCCGATTATAAATGGCATGCTTTAAACCATTAAAAGCGGTCGAATCATTTAAACTTAAATCTAATGGTAAAAAGTCAATATCATTCAGCAAAAACGCAGACGGCATACCGGTAAAAATACCATGCGGAAGGTGTATAGGATGTAGATTACAAAAATCATCAAATTGGGCAACTAGAATAATGCATGAGGCATCATTGCATACAGAAAATTGTTTCATAACATTAACCTATAACCCACAAAATCTACCCTTCGATGGAGGACTAGTACATAGAGATTATCAACTATTCTTTAAAAGGCTCAGAAAAAAGTATCCAAAAAAAAAACTGAAATATTATATGTGTGGAGAATATGGCGACGAAAATAAACGCCCACACTACCACGCAATCATCTTCGGTCACAACTTTGACGATTGGATCTATTTGGGCGACACTGACGGCGGTAACGCTTTATACACAAGCACGACTCTCGAAAACATATGGCAAAAAGGATTCGTACAAATAGGAACAGTCTCAAGAGAATCTGCAGGCTATGTAGCCAGATATGTAATGAAAAAAATAACAGGCCCACTAAAGGATGTAATAAACGAAAAAACAGGATTAAAACCATATGAAAGATATGATTCTCTTTCTGGTCACATTACTGAAGTATTGCCAGAATATTCCCATATGTCTCGTGGTGGTCGTAACGGTCGTGGTATTGCTTACGATTGGATTACACGATATACAGGAGATGTGTATCCAAAAGATTTCACAACAATAAATGGAGCCAAAGTAAAACCATCAAGATACTATGACACATACTTAGAAAACTTTGATAAAACAATGTTTGATAATATTAAAGCAGGTAGAATTCTACAGGCTTACGAATCTGAGGAAGATACCGAGTCCAGGCTAAATCAGAGGGAAAAAGTAAAACTGGCTCAAAATTCACAACTAAAGAGGAGCATATAATGATTAAAATTATTATATCAGTAAGAGATACAGTAGCAGAAATATTCAATGACCCAAGAGTCGAAATCAATATACCATCGGCGATCAGGTCATTCAATCTATCAATCGAAAAAGCACAATGTAAAGATGACTATGCATTATATCAAGTAGGAACATTTGATACAGATACAGGTGATATAGCTTCACACGAACCAATAAAAATATATTCCGGTCTCGAACATAAACAAAACTCAGAAAATATAGAGGAATAATAATAAAGGACAAGGATGTCCAAAAACTGGAGAAGCAAAAATGAAAGATAAAATTATTAGCATGATGTTTCAAATATTATTCGTCACATTATGGGTAACAGTAGTAGTAACATTTATAAAAGCACTCATCACTATAGGAAGTATGTAAAATGAAATCAGTAATGTCACACAATTTCGGAGCAAACCCAACAATAGGTATAAATCGTTCAAAATTCGATATGAGTTTCGGACACAAAACCACAGGAGATGCAGGCTGGCTTATACCATTAATGTGGATGCCAGTTCTTCCGGGAGACACCTTATCAGTAAATATAGCAGCCATGGCAAGGTTATCAACACCGCTCTTCCCATACATGGACAATGCATACTTAGATTATCAATTCTTCTCAATCAGTAACAGATTATTATGGGACAATTTCCGTAAATTCTGTGGAGAACAAACTGACCCCGGCGACTCAATAGATTATACAATTCCAATTTTAGGTAATTCAGGAACAGCAGGTGCTTATGATTCAGACGGTACAAAGATGTCCGACCCGGCAACTGACGAAGAACGTATAGCATCATTGCTTAATTATATGGGTATTCCATATGGTATAGGCCCAGAAGACGTAGATATATCAGCACTACCTTTCAGAGCATACGATCAAATATATAAGGAATGGTATAGAGATCAAAACTTAATAGATTCACCCGACGGAGCACGTCAAGTAAGTGACGGCCCAGACTATCAAAATATTCCAGCAACACAACATATGCTACACCGTAGAGGTAAAAGGCACGATTATTTCACTAGTTGCCTTCCCACACCCCAGCGCGGTGACGCGGTGACCTTACCATTAGGTACTTCAGCACCACTACAAACATCCGGTAGTACAACAGCATCAAGAGTATATGACGAAGGTAGTACAACAGCATCACATGCAGAAGACATGTTAACTTACTTCGGTGACGTAGCAGACTCAACAACGTCCGGACTCTGGATAGATAACAGCGCTAACATGGAAGCAGACTTAACAACTGCAACGGCTGCAACTATAAACGATATACGCCAAGCATTTCAGGTTCAAAGATTATTAGAAAAAGACGCACGGTCAGGCACTCGCTACAGCGAAATCGTACAAAATCATTTTCAGACTAACTTTCATGATCTTACTTACCGTCCCGAATTCTTAGGCGGAGGTAGTACACGAATTAATGTACATCCAATAACACAAACAACTCAAAATATAACTTCTGCATCATCAACAGAGGAAGGCTTAGGTACCCAAGGCGCATTTGCAACAGCAAGCTTATCAAATAGAGGTTTCACAAAATCATTCAATGAACATGGTCT